GAAATTGCTTCAGTTAAACACTTCAAAGTATTTTCTTTTGCCACCAGGAAATTCCTTGGTTTATTTGTGTAAAATTGTAGTGTTGGTATTTCGATATCAGGTGCCGCACATGAAAAGGTAAAGCCAAATGCTTTACTTGCATCCGCTTCATTAAAAGCTTTTACCACTATATCAATCGGCATTCCTTCAACGATAGGACAATCAGGATTATGTTTCTTTTCTTCTCCATTAGCCCTATTGAAGTATGACATAACTCCGAATGTTATACCTACAATAGTTGCGATAACCACCATACCTTTAACTATATCTCCAAAAGTTACACCGTTTCTCTGCTGTAACTTGTCAAGCAGGGCAATTATCCTGTCAATCTTACCGTTTTGTTCTTTTATGTGTCCACTTTCAACACATGAATTTGCGCTTTCCAACAATACATCATATTTTTTATTTCCATCTTTTTCGTGTCTTTCAAAATCGTCCTTTAAATGCTTAACAGTTTCGTCTGTCCTAATGACAATTTCTCTGATATCTTCCATTAATCTTCATCCTCTTCCTCATATTCCATTTCGATCTCAGAAACACCAACATCGAGTTGTGTTATAATATAAGCATGCTTGTTATCCTTTACTTGTTTTTTAATACGGCTTAAAATGGGTTTAATAACGCATTCATCATCTGGTAGCTCGTCTCCTTTGTATTGAATATTAATTTTTAGTGTAATTTCATATAATCTTGTTTCTTCTTTTTCTAACCATCTTTCTATCATTTAAGAACCATCCATTCTTTTTCTGGAAACTTCTTAGTTGGAATATAAACAATAGCATCTTCTGTTTCTATTTTTAACGAAGTCCTATTAGCAGAAACTATCTTGCCATCAACACTTCCTGCCTCATTTGTAAGGCGTATCCTGGCACCTATACCTATAACAAGAGAACCTTTAAACTTGCGCCATGCGTGTTCATTTAAAAGGAAAGACTTTATGGCTATCACTACATAAGCAACAACCATAAGTTGGAAGAGGGTGAATAAGAGTTCCCACTCTAATCCACCACGTACCATTTGTGCTAAGACTCCTGCCGTCTCATCCATTGTGATCTCTCCGCTTCCCATTCAGCCTGCCACTCGACTAATACATCAAGCACCTGCCTTTTTAATAACATCTGATGTCTTAGTGTGATCTGCTCAATAGGCATATCAAGTTCAAAAATTTTATCTGCTACATATTTTGCAGGCGTAATCATCTAAGCTTGTCCGCGGCTTTCTGTATCTTATGACCAATACCAACAAAGCCAAAGCCTGCTGCTACCGTTACAACTACCTTCGCTAATTCGACATGACCCAAACTGGTCAATATCGCACTAACCCCTGCTAATCCTGCTGCTATCCATGTCTTATAACCCTTCATCATCTTTCACTACCTCCCCAATTAAAATTTATAAAATTTATCTTCAAATGCTTTTGCATTGCCATTTTCTGTAACCGTGTGACCAGTATTTCCTGAGTCTGTAAATGTAGCACCACTACCAGTTGTTCCTGTCTTACTTTCATCTCCATGTATGAGAAGGAGGGTGTTAGAATCACTTGTGTAGCGTTCTGTTGGCACTGTAATCGTATCAGTTGTTCCTACCACAGGAGAAGCACTAAAAGAATTTGTATTAGTTATTCGGACTTCAGTCATTTTGCCATCAAAAGGATTAGATGACCCATCGCCTCTTACTCCAAGATACAAAGAACCTGCAAATGTCACAGTATCAGCATCGCTTGCATAATATACCTGCGAACCATCTAAATATATCCCCCACTCAACGGTTGGCCCAGCAGAAGTTACTTTACATAAGGCAAGGTGATGCCAATCTGTATCTGTAACTTCCCCAGCCCTTGCTCCAGCAGTTATCACCGTCACACTAGAGTCAAGGCACATAAAATTAAAACCACCACCACTGTCATGTTCTATCCACCAAAAAGTATTAGTTCCAGCCCATTGCCCAATAATAAATTCCTGACTATAATGGTCTGTAAATTTAACCCACAAATCAACCGTATAGTCTTGTGATGAACTGCCAACTAAGTCCCAATCATTGCTGTCTGCGACACTTAAATAATCTCCTGTACCATCGAAGCTGTACCAAGATTGGTCACCAGTAATACCAGACAAAGGCTCATTTCCAACCCTCCTAGTATTACCATTTTCTGTAACTGTATGACCAGTATTTCCGCTATCTGTAAACGTACCACCATTCTCAACTACCGCATTGCCACTTTCTGTAACTGTGTGACCTGTATTTCCTGAGTCGGTGAAGGTTGCACCTGACCCTGTTGTTCCTGTTTTAGTTTCGTCTCCATGTATAAGTAATTTTGTATTAGAATCGCTTGTATAGCGTTCTGTTTCTGGCGTGAAATTCCCAGTGTACCGAGCAATGTTAGACACCCTTACCTCTGCCATTGTACCAGTAAATTCAGCACCTCCACCATCACTACGCTCGCCAATGAGAAGCGGTGCAGATATGTCTGCCCAATCATTACTACCAAAGGCGGTATCTTCAGTTAATGCTTGAGATACCCCATCTATGTAAAGCTCACCTTCTGGACTAGCTCCATTTCTGCGTTGAAATGCTATGTGATACCATTGCCCTACATTACCACTCCATGCACTTGTCGTTAAATAAGAACCAACTAACCCACCCGAATCCTCAAAATACATACTAAACTTATCAGTGTTTTCCTTCGCCATATACATAAGATTTGAACTATCAGCCCATTGTGTAAAGAGATAATACCATGCTCCCATGCCATCAAATTTCATCCATGCTTCAAACGTAAAATCACTTGTGCCAAAAGCCCAATCACTGCTGTCTACGACACTTAAATAATCGGCTGCACCATCGAACGCATAGCAACTCTGCGTTGCCTCGTCTGTTAATGCACCTGTGTAGGCTTCATTTCCATGTATGAGTAGTTTTGTGTTTGAATCACTTGCATGCCTTGTTGTTGGTACTGTAAATCCAGAAGTCCATCTAGCTGTATTACTAATTCTAAGTTCGTCTAAATAACCGCCCCAATCATCACTCCACGAAGAAAAGTCTAAATTACCTATCCTTAGCTCATAACTATTATTTGGAATTGAATAAGAAGTTGACAAAGCACTTGTACCCTGCGATACTCCGTTTATAAAATACCTCATCGTATCTGAATCACGCACAATCGCGATGTGCATCCAAGCAAGGTCAACCCAATTCGCAGGTGCAGAACCTAAACGCTCATTCACACCCCAGTCGTCAAAAACCGCACCAAAACTACTCTTGTTGATGTATAGCACCCAATCACTTGTACCTAGAGCCGTTCCACAGCCTATTGTAAGTTCATTGGTTGTAGCGCTATCAATAGTACGCATCCAGAAATCTACCGTCCAATCGCCTGTGCCAAAATCCCAATCAGAATGTGATGGTATTGTGAGCCTATCAGTACCATCCCTTGTAAAGGAGTACGCTGTCTCATCATCACCTCCCACACCACTAGCACCCATAAACATACGACCTGACATCAGGCTTCGCAGTCTTTTATCTCCATGCCTTGTAATTATATGGTTATTACCGCTTGAATCTATAATCATATCCTCTCCTCAAGTCGTGGATCTGGTGTATCCTGTATCCAAGGATAAAAACAAATAACCTCATCTAATTCTTTTAATGTCTCAGCACTATCAATAAGAGGCTCTACATCCTGTTTGTAATAACCAAACAAAGTATCTCTATTTGCATCTGCTTCAATTTTTTCCTCGTCACTATACATACCAACTACCATATATTCTAAATCCCACTTTGCTTTATACATCTCCCTGCCTTCTCTTTTACAATCCCTTTTCTTCTGCTCTTTCATTGATGGCAAGTCTCTCTCTTTGTATGTTACTTCTGCATGGTCTGGGAAAATGGCTATTATAGGCTTACCATGCACCCTGCCATTATAGTTCTGTCTTTTAGTTACAGGCAACCACCCCTCTTTTATTAGCCCTTCTGGATTAGTTTCTGCCCAATTCCTAAAGTCAGAAATTGTACCCCCATCTTTAGCCTTCCATGTAGCAGGTAAACTTTTTAACTGTCCTTCATGTATGTATTTCATATTTGTATCTCCTATTTTTAGCTAAAGTCTTGGCCAGCAGTAAAGCCATACCATGTAGTACCTGCATCGGTAGTTATAAAAGTAAAAATATCCACACTGCTCGCTGTACTTGTAATGGTTGGAGCAGTTCCTCCAGCCCAATCTACGCTTGCTGGCCATGTAACAGTTCTGCTCCCTGTGCCATCTTGTTTTTGTATTAGTGTAAAAGAGCCACCTATGCCTGTTGCTGGAGGGTTGGAGAATGTATATACACAATTTCCTGTTAGCGTTAACTCAAAAACATTTCCATTTGTTAAATCTATTGTATAGGATGTACTTGTATTTGCTGTTGTCAGCGTTTCGCCATAGTCTTTTAATTTTGCTTTACCCACTTCTAAATCATTACAGTCT